ATTAATCCTGTATCATAAAGCGAATCTATTTCGCCTTGTACATCGCTATATTGTTTTATAAAGTCCATTAGTAGTAAAATGTTGGTATGATAGGTGCTTGTACTTTTATTTTGTTTTCTTCTTTAAACCAAACTTCTTGCATTTTAAGTTTCCAATTCTTTACAGGTCTATTATTGGAATCACTCCAGTTTCTATTGTTGTAAAAATGGTAAGCCTTTTCTGCTTCAGTCTTTTTGTATTTATGTTCTTCAAAGTAAGCTAAAACTTCTTCTAAAGTAGGAATAATAAATTTACCTATATCTTTCTTTTCATTCTTTCTTTCTTCTATTGTAGGTAGTTTGCGTTTACTTAATGTAGTATCTTGCGTTTCTTCTACCCCTTGATAATCCTCATATTTTGTAATGTTTATAAGGGTTGTGCTTTGTTTACCTTTTCCGATAGTTGTTATAACAAGCATTTTATCACTTTCAAGCATTTTAAAGAAGGCAGAAACAGTCTTTGGAGTACATCCAAAAATGGTTGCCCAAGTTCGTAAACTTTTAGCAGATTGACCTCTTTTAATTTCAATTAATTGTAATCCTAACTGCATTTTGCAAGGTTTATGATTAACTTCTAAAAGCATTATAAGCCACCACTGGAACTTAATAGGGTCTGACCATATCCAGTGTTCTTTTAATTTTCGGTGTATTTTTATCCAACCTGCACTCATATTAAAAACCCTCATCAGTTAATTTAAAATTCTCTTGTAACTCAAATTCAATACTATTATTTTCAATTTTATAAAGGTAAATTTCAACCATACTATACCCTTCATTAGTATAAAATATATCAGGTAAATAGCATAAATCTTCATTCAAATTTAATGTTTTACCCAATAAAACTATATTAAAACAATAATTATCTAAATTTTTACCTCTTTTTTTTAAATACCTTTTAATTCCTATTAAATATCTAATTGCTTGAAAGAAAGTTTTATTATTTAATTCATCTTTTTTTAATTCATATACGGTTATATAAATTTTTTCAGGAAATATTTTTAAGTCTGTAATGAAAGGGGGTCTTGAAATTGTAACTAAATCAGCAACTCCATATTTACCAATTTTTAATTGCCTAAACTTTTTGTAATAATAAAAATTTAAACCTTCTTTTTTCAACCTTTTATTGTTTACATAAAAAATGTAATCTTCCAGGTCTTTCTCTAAAAACTTCATAAGCGTAAAAAAAAGAAACCCATCGGTAGTAAGTTTCGACAGGTTCCAGGTTAATGAATAACCATTTTTTGATAATATCTAACTTGCTTACTACTTCAAATTAGGTATCTAATACATTGCAAATATACTACTTCTTTCTTAATTTAAAGTATTTATCCAGCTTTTTATTTAACGAAGATAAAGGTACATTAAACTTCTCTGCATAATGCTTAATTGGCTTACCTTCAACTAAATACTCCTTTAAAAAGTCATTAAAAATAGCATTCGTTTCTAAAGTTACTTTCTTTGTTTTAAGGTGCTTTGTTCTTATTCCTTTGGCTCTTAAAACTTCTCTTATTCGCCTTTGGGATATGTTATACTTTTGGCTTAAATCCTCTATTGTAACATTTCCAATTCTATATTCCTCTAAAAAATCCATCTTATAGCTTTTCTATTTCTTCTTTAACTTTAAACCAATATCTATCTGCAAACTCTTCAAAATCTTTGCCTATAAATAATATCTCATTTACAGCTACTAATGCACATTCTTTAACATCTAATGGTAATAATTCATCAACTTCATTACACATTTTATTAAATATTTCTACTGCTTTTTCTTTTGGAGTCATAATTTTATTGTTTTGGTTTTTAAATTATTTAAAATACTAACGCTGCTCGTTAGCACTTGGGTGTTAATCTCTGCTAAAATTGTTAAACTTTCCCCTAATATTGCGCAGACACCTCTTATCTTTGGTGCAAAAAGAACGCTTGCAGCAGCACCAATTTCTTTAATTAAAAGGGTAAACTATTGTCTTCTTTAGGTGCTTCTTCTAACTTACCTAATCCCCAAACTACTTTACCATTGCCCATATAAGTTTTAGGTGCTTTAGCATCTCTTTCTTCTTTAGACTGGCTTAATGTGATTGAAACATTATTACCAAACTTATCGTTCTTGTCATCTACGATAATAGATAGGTTTAAATACTTCTCTTTGATTAATTTTGTTCTGTCGATTTTTGTTACATCAATAGATGCGTTGATAATTGTTGCCATTTTATTTTTTTTAAAGGGTTATAATTCTTGTTCCTAATCTTGCCTGTATTTCGGCATCGTAATTTTTAAGCCATTCTCGGCATTGTTCTACCTTGTCTATAATCTCTTGCTCTTTGTCTAAATCTCTTTTAAACTCGTAGCTTACCCAGCGTTCAAAATCTTCTAAATGTGAATAGCTTACTTTGGTACCATAATTAGCAGCAGCAGGAGTATCGCCTAAATAATAGAATAGTGTAGCAAACTCTTTATTGCATAACATCATATAGCCTCGCAACTGCCATTCGTAATCAGTATTAAGTTCTAAAGCTGAATCTAATAATGTTTTTCTATTCCAGGCACATTTAGTGTCAATAATAGAATTTTCAAGGATAACATCGGGAGTTCCTACTAACCATTCGTTAGAATAAATATCTTCGTTTTTATAGGCTTTAATACCACCATATAAAACTTTAGATGCAAACTCTATTGCTTCGTTTTCTAATAAGATACCTTTGGTTAAATATTTTGAAGATAATTCTTCTTTGTCTCCAGCATACCATTCTTTAAGATAGGTTATGCAAGTTTGCGACAATTCGCCTGGCTTCTTTGACTTGCTCATTAGTTTCCCCAATGATGAAGGTCTTGCTTTAAATAACTTCATTTGGCTTATTTGTTAAAAGTCTTAAAGTTTCTGCATCCATAGAATAGCGTTCTTGAATAGCAGTTAAATTCTTTGCATCCTTTAAAAATCCTGCTCTGCATTTGTCAAACAATTCAGTACCTACTTTTAAGATTGGCTTTAGTTTTTCTTCTACCATTTTAACTGCATCGTGCATATTGGTAGCGTCTGCATCTTTGGTATCATCCAGGAGAAAAATTGCTGAAAGTACATATTTTCGTGCATATGAACTTGAACTACCGAACGACTGTGCTATATCCATACCCTTGCGGTTTGGGTCTATTCCAGCAGAAGCATAAGATATAAAAGTTTGACCATCTTTGTCCGTTAGTACAACAGAACTTTCGCAGAAGATTAATCCGCCTATTTCTTTAATAGCATCCGATATTATCATAGTACATCCATACTTAAGTAATAAAGGTTTAACTGCTTCCAATATATCTTCCGTAGAACGATACTTGTATTTCCCGAAGGAATTGAATTGATTTTTAGGTGCTTTTAGCTCCGATTGAATTTTTAATAGTGACATAGTTTTAAGTTTTGGTTTTTAAAGATACAATTTATTTTATTAAATTTAAGTAATTATTTTTAATTATTTGCTTCGATAAATGAAGCTCGTAATCGTTTGTAACCCTTTGTATTTCAGCTTCTTTAACTTTATTAATTAGATACATAGCCTGGACTGATTTACAGTAATTACCATCTTCTAAAGTTTGTCTATAAAGCCTTTTTAACTTATCCAGCTTACTTTCCTTCGGCGGATTATTAATGAATTTGTGTACGGTTATAATGCTCATTATTCTTCAGTTATAGTGTACCATTCTTCCATTTCTTCCAGCATCTCTTCTAAAGTGAGGCCAAAAAAGTTTTCAAACTCATTCATTATCGTGGTCTGCAAATGTTATACAATGTATTAGCAAAAGTAGATTGACAAGCCAGTACAGGTTGCTTTAAGATTGCTAAAATTAATTCTTCGTAGTTCTCGTTAATAAACTCTTCTACATCTTGTGTAAAGTAAATAGGATTCTCTGCTTGCTCCATACTTGTAGGGTCTAACTCAATCTTTACTTGACCTCTTGAAATATCGTAGTTTTCTAACACCCAAAAGCGTAGGTCTGCTTGTTTGAATCTATGGTGGTAAACAATAAAACCATCGGTGTATTCTGTGTAATAGGTGTTTTGGAAATCAACTTCTACTATGTTAATCTCTTCGATAATTGGATTTTT